TTCCACCACTTGCACTATCTACTTCTCCATCATCAACTGATGATATTGTTGGAGTTGGTTCAAGTGTATTAAATTCAGACGCACCTCTGCCTTCAAAAAATCCTGTAGTAGAATTAAATCTCCATTGACCTGTAGTAGAACCTCGTTGTGCTGTAGTACCAGAAGCAACTTTAGTACCATCAGTCCCAGTATCGCTTATGTTTCTAAATCCAGTTCCTAGATTTGCAATAGTTCTAGCTTTAGTCATAGGATTTTACCTATAATACTATCGTGTTAGCTTCATCTTCAGTTAATGCTTCTCCTGCAATTAACTTTGCTTTAGCACTAGCTTTAATAGCATCTTTAGCTTCTTTGTCTGCTTTAGCTGTTTCATAGTCTTCATCAATTCCATACTGAGTAGTAGTATTACCATCAACTAAAATATTTTTATTTGCATTAGCAACATCTGCATCATAAGACGCTTGTTCTTCTGGTGTCATATCTCTTGTAATTCCATTAGGATTATCAGGCGATACTTTTCTTATTTTTGTCATATTATTTCTCCTTAACTATTTTTAATTCCATAAACACTAACTGATGAACTAGATGTTATATTTCCAGTACCAACATACATTCTAATTCCTTTATTAGTATCTGTACCTCTTTCTTGGCAATAAGAATCAACTTGTCTAAAACTACCACCATCATAACAACCATATCTAATTTGCATACTTGTAGTTCTACCACTTACGTGTGGTCTTGAAACATCTACAATTAATTGTAGATAACCATCACCCTCAGCATTAACACTTTCTTGTGGTTGCCAGTAACCTGCGTTCCAACCACTTTTAACATCAGTTCCACTACTACCACTAGATTTATAATTTTGTGTACCAAGATAATAATAGCCAGTAGTTATTTCAGAATTAGAAGAATTTTGTAATCTAATATTTACATTTGTAGTTGATGATACATGGATATTTGCAAGTATTCTGTAATTTTCATAATCAGCAGAAAAACAATTATCTAAATCTAATACAGCAGTACCATCTCCTGCCGCAGTTACAATTCTTACAAAGTCAGAAGATAAAGTTCCATATTCTGGAGCAGTAGCACCAGAGTTCATTTTAAGAACTTGATTTGCTGTACCTTTTGGAAGTCTTTGAAGTCCACTTCCATCTCTGTAAAGTATATCGCCTTGTGTTGTTATTACTGTTCCAACATCAGTTCCATTTGTTCCATTAGTACCTGCTGAACTCATTATATTCCAGTAAGCTGTCGCATTGCCTACTGCTTGTGCTGTTGAATGGGCTTGAATACAAACATAACTATTTCCATTTGCTGTAGCTATATCATCAACAGCATAAGACGTGCTGCTATTGTAAGCACCTGTCCAGTTTAATTTTAAAGAACCTAAATTTATTGTTGCCATATATCTCCTTTTTAAATTATATTAATGAACAATCTACGCACATTATATAGTGGCTATTAAATTGCCATTTGAATTAATGCTAAAGACAAAACCAGAAGCACTAAATAAAACATCATCAAAGTTGGCATATTGACTTTCAGTGATGTTATCTACACCTTGATTAGTAGTAATATATCTAACTGCATTAGATCCAGGTGTTGGTGTATTTGCTTGTCCACCCATTGCTGAATGAGAAGCACAGTAGTAATAAAGTGTTGGTGCACCACTAGCAACAACAATAGTTACTTGTGTTGAGCTATTGTGCGTTACGCCTGTTGTATATTCTGATCCACTTCCATGTGTTCCATTAGAAGTAGTTGAAAATTTAAATGGATGTCCAGAAGGATAATTAAATATGTAAGTATTACCTTCGTATAAATCTAAAGTATCTTGTTGAACACCATCTATAAAATATTTATTTGAACCACCAACTGAAACTACAGTTACTGTTCTAACTAATGTAGATGGATTATAATATTGTTCAAAACCATAAACTTCTGCTGAACTTGCATTTGAATATACTAATGCGTTTGCACTAGAGTTAACAACAAGAGCTTGTCCTGCTGTACCAATACTTGCAGGTGTATCTGTTAAATCTTTAATTGATATGTTAGCTAATTGGAATGTACCATAAGCTACTATCATTAAAATATCATTAACAGCAGCACCACTTCCTAATATAATTGATGAACCAGAAGTTGCTGTGTAATCTGAATTTGCAAGTTTAACTCCGTTTAAATATACATCTATAAATCCAGCGTCATATGCTAAAGTTTTTGAATTTGAATCAGCACCAGTAAATGTTGTTTGATTTGCTGTAGCTGTGTATTCAACCCTATTGCTTGTTCCGTTAACAGTTGAACCTGCTGCTGCCCACCCACCAGATTTGTAAACTTTTAATTCATCAGCTGTAGTATCAAAATATAAATCACCTGCATTAAGACTTGATGTTGGTGCTGAACTTGCAATTCTATATACATCAGCAAAATTATTTACTGCTGTTAAATTATTTGCAACAGTTGTAACAGCTGTAGCTGAACCTGCTAATGTACTTAATCCAGACATACTTGCTAAAGTTGATATACTAGATGATAAACCAGCAACTGTAGAAATATTATTTGTTGGGCTAATTTGACTAGCAACATTATTTATATTTGTTGCATTAGAAACTGCAGCATCAATATTAGTTTGTTGTGAGGTAGTTGGTATTAATTGTTTCCATTGTGTATTACCTAAGTCATACACTTTCATTACATTATCTGTAGTATTAAAATATAAAGCTCCATCTGCTAAAGTAGCACCATCATTATCTACACTAGGATCACTAGATTTAGATCCTAAGAAATCATCATCAAATGTATCAAGTGCTGCTTCAGCTGCGTTTTTTGCATTTTCTGCTGACGTTGCAGAACCTGCTGCTGCTGTTGCTGAGTTACCTGCGTTTGTTGCTGATGTTGCTGCATTTGCTTCTGCTGTTAATAATCCAGAAGCATCAACAGTAAATTCTAATCCTGTACCACCAGAATTTGCAGACAATACTTTACCTGCAACCATATCTGGAAAAGTAAGATTAAATGAAGAAGAAGAAGTTGTAGCAACTCTTGGAGATAATTTTTGATCTCTTTCAAGCTGTTGTGCCATAGCAATAATTTTATCTAATTCTGTATTTAATGAAGCTATTTGGAAAGCTCCAGATGTTGGAAAGTCTGTAGATCTAGCTATTGCTAAATCTCTAGATATTGTAATTACGTCATTTACTGTAGCTCCAGGCGAACCTAATGTAATAGATCCACCACCAGTTTGTCCTGCACCAGATACAGAATACTGTGATGCGTTTGTAGGTGATGCCGAAAAAGTTAATAGTGATGTACCATTAAATACTTTTAAATCTGCATTATCAAAAAACTCGAATCCAACAGTAAAGCTAGTTTGTCCAGCTGTTGCTGTATATTGAACTCGTGGTTCTACGTCTGAAATTATTATACTCATTATTTAAATCGAAGTCCTTTTTCTAAATCGTCAAATAGCCAATCTAAATACCATACGTTCTGAAATGGAATTAATCTACGCACATTACGTGCTGTATAATGATTATATGATTTACCACCTACATCATACATAATATCAAAAATATTATAAATTTGTGATGCCGAAGGACCAAGCAATCCTACTTTAGATTTCATAGAAGAACCATAAGGTTTACCTTCACCCATTAATGGAGCTATACCAATTCTATTATCTGTAAGAGCTTCTATAGATCTATTAACATCTACAAATATTCCACCTAATCCAGATCTATCAAACGCTGCTAATAGTTTTGCTGTTAAAGATTTTTTAGAATAATCTTTATCAAATCTAAATGTTGTGTAAACTGAGTCTACCAACATACCAGATCCCATTAACAACATAGAACCAAATAAAAAATCCATATCTTTTTCTTGCATACCTCTCATTAACATTCTTTGTGTAGAAGCCATTGCAAATTTTTTAAACTGTACAATAGTACTAGCAAGTTCGTAGTTCATAAATAAAGGTGTATCTCCTTTGCCTGGTGTTACAATTGTAATATTAATATCTTTATTTAACGCTGCACCAAATCTTTGTTTAGCTAAGTCATCAGTCCATTCTACTGTATTAGCCATAAAGTTATGTGTAGTTTTAGTTCCATGTGATTCGTGCATTTTTGCAATTCTTTTTGCTACTTCTTCATCTATACCAGAAGCTGCTAACTTAGTTTTAAATTTATCTGACAAAGTACCTTTACTCCATTTTATAGAGTCTTCTAAGATTCTAGAACCAATAGTAACAGATGCTGCACTTTTCATAAATTCTGTCCATCTAGACATCATGTTAATATACATAAAATTAAAGTTAGCTGCTTTCCCCATCATACCTTCTACTTTAGAAGACATACCAAACATATCTCCAATATCAGAAAAAAGCATAGCTCTTTGTCCAGTAACCATATCAACTGCTTCTGCAAAAGACTGAGCTTCTTTTTTACCTGC